GGCAGCGAGTCTATCGCAGCCACGAGGTACGGTAACAGTGAGTTGTCCACGAGTCCCCCCTCTGGGAGTCACAGGTTAGGGACCCCCGGCCTCTCGACCGGGGGTCCGTGGGTTACTTTACTTCCACGTGTCCTTCCTTACCGAGCAGGTGCAGGTGGTACCCTACGGAGTCGGCTACGGGGAACTTGGTGGGGTACTTGTTGGATACGAGCTCGGCCACCGCCTCCCGTGTCCAGGCGCGCTTGGCGTCGGTGTGGAGGACGTTGAGGACTTCCTGGCGTTGCTTGCCCTTGGCAATGGTTGGGCAGCCGGGGAGCACGCGGTAGGTGGCGAGCTTGGCTGGCGTTTTGGCGGTTGACTTCACGAGCGTGCCGGTGACTTGCGTGCCGTCGGCGAGGGTGATGGTTACTTGTGACATCGTAGTCTCCTTGGTGGCCTCCCACGTGGCCGGCCGGGTGGGCCGGTTGGGGCGGGTGGCGTATTGATTTAATATAGTAATAGTAACATATTCCGAACCGTAGAAAACGGGATTCTTAGCAACCGTCAGCCTCCGTTCCGGCCCTGGAAAGGTGAACTCCATGCTCTCTCCTCCGTGTTCCGAATGCGGTCAACCCGCTATCTATCTCTACGCCGATAGGTACTTTTGTCGCGCCCACCGTACCGAGGCCCTTGAGTTTGCTTCTAACTATCGGTTCCGGAAGCAAAAGTACACGGTTTTCCGCCAGCCTGGCCGGCCCTACCGATATTCTATTAAGCGCCCCTACGGGGTTAAGTCCTAGTTTTTCGGGGGGTGAACATGCCTTCTGACGTTTTGTTTCATGGCCACCTATTGAACCGCTCGGCGATAGACGGCATACTTAGCAGCTACCGGATGACGGGGGAACATAAGACGGGGTACGAGGATGCCGAGGGTAAGGGGCCGTTCCGGTGTGATAACTGCCGGTACTTTGGGGCCCGATCCACGTGTAACCACCCGGTGATGCTGCGACACTCGCGCCAACCCGAGGCGGGAAAAGGTTGGGTGTTTGTCGACCCTGGCGGGTGCTGCTCATATATCGACCGGGGGGAGCCGCATGCCGGAAACTTTTAAAAAGGTAGTTACTAATGCCAGTATTCGCCCAGTTCGGCCAAAAGGCCCTAACGTTCGCCAAGCGGCACCCTTCAAGGGACCGGAAGTACACCTTATTAGAAGGGTCCGTGCGGTCCGGAAAAACTTTCGCTATCGATGCCAAGATGATCTTTCACCTATGCTTCTACAAAGTCAACGGGAAACGTATCATCTGCGGTACAACAAAGCAGAACGTGTACAAGAACATTTTGATCGATTTGTTCACAGTGGTTGGGAAGAAGAACTACGCCTACAACCGGGCTACTGGCGAGTTGGAGCTCTTTGGCACCCAGTGGTTTGTTATCGGAGCGAAAGACGAGGCCTCTTACAAGCAGATTCTTGGACTAACCGTTGGTATCGCGATATGTGACGAATGGACGGAGTTTCCGGCCTCGTTCACCAAGCAATTATTTCTGCGCATGTCGCCCCCGGGAGCGCGCCTCTATGCGTCGACTAATCCTGGAACTCCCCAGCACTACCTGTTTACAGATGTCATTCACAACTCAGCATTTGAACCTGATCTTGAAGTTATCCACTTTACTCTGGATGACAACCCGAACATTGACCGTGCCACTAAGAGACAGATCATCGCTTCTCAGAAAGGTGTCTATTACCAACGGTACATCCTTGGACTATGGGTGGTGGCTGAGGGGGCAATCTATCGAGATTCTTGGCACGACAAGTTCCTGTTCGATCTTGAATCTACCCCTGTAGGGTTGCATGGGAGCGGGGGCTTCACCCAGCATGTCATCGGGGTCGATTACGGGACCCATAACCCGTGCGTGTTCCTGGAGTACTACGACGACGGAGAAACAGCTTGGTTAGACCGGGAGTACTATTGGGACTCGGTTAAACAGATGAAGCAGAAAACGGATGGCGAGTATGCTGACGATCTGGAAGAGTTCATTCGCACCAGCCGCTGTCGTGGCCGAAACAATCCGATTATCGTGTGCGACCCTACCGCCACATCTTTCAAAGTCGAGCTCCTCCACCGCGGGTTGGTTGTTGTGGACGGGGATAACGACGTTCTCAATGGAATCCATCGAGTTAGCGAGGTCGAGAGCACCGGCCATCGTAGAGTCCATCGAGATTGTTCCGAGTGGCAACGTGAAAAAGGCCTTTATTCATGGGACGTCGACGCTGCTGAGAAGGGTGAAGAGCGCCCGCTGAAGCGGGATGATCACACGATGGATGCGGATCGTTACGCTCTCATGTATATGTTTCCTGATTGGCGTACCCTGGATGTTATGCCGGTCGCTGAGGAGTTTGAGCTGCAACATGCGGCTTAAGGAGGTAAGCCTATGCGCTGAATCCTACAGGAGTACAAGTCAATCGAGAATAGAACCTTTTTGGGATAAATACTGAGGGCCGGTGGCCACCTCGCTGCCGGCCTTTAGATTCGGAGGAAACGTGCCTGAAGATAATGTTCTGCCGCTACCGGCGGATGATGATGAGAACTACATTCGTAAACCGGTCGCGATTGATTCTTACCAGAACATTCCAGCTCGACTTGGCGTCGGTGCTCCTAACCTTATAAATACAGAGAACTACCCACTAGTTCGGCTTACTGAATCTTATCCACTGATTCTAAGCCTGTACCGGGGAAGCTGGGTAGTTCGCAAAGTCATTGATCAAGTAGCAAATGACATGTATAAAAGCTTCCCGGTCCTTGATTCTATGCTAGAGCCTGAACAGGTTCAAGCTTTCAATCACGCGATTCTGAAAACCAAGACTATTCATCGTCTAAGAACAGCCTGCAAGTGGGGTCGGTTATTCGGGGGAGCGGGTGCGATCGTTGTAATAGACGGTCACGGTGACCTAGCTAAGCCGCTGAAGTTAAAGGATGTAGATGTAGATAGTTACAAGGGACTGATCCCGTTAGACCGGTGGTCCGGGATCATCCCTGGACCGGAGATCAATGCTGATATCAACGATCCGGACGCCTTCGGCCTTCCAGAGTACTACAATTGTATCATGGATGCCGGTCACGTTCAGGTACACCACTCGCGAGTACTCCGGTTTACGGGTAGAGAACTTCCTCAGTGGGAAGTTCAGCTCGAACTCTACTGGGGAATGTCTGAAGTCGAAATTATCTTTGAGGAACTCAAGAAACGCGATTATAGCTCTTGGAATATTGTCTCCTTACTTACTCGAGCTCAGGTCATGTCCATCACGGAGCCCATGCTGGCTTCTATGATGTCTGGTGCCACGAGCACGAATAAAGGGTTCAACGGCTTTGTTGAACGTATGGAGCAGATCTCGGAGCAGCTAAATAACCAGGGGCTACTGATTCTTGGTAAGGATGGCAAGCTCGATAACTCGACTTATTCTTTTGGAGGCATCAGTGACGTTTATCATGAATTCATGAAGGATCTGGCCGCGGCTTGCGGTATCCCTTATGAAGTCATCTTTGGACGCGATAAAGGTATGGGAGATGGCGGCGAACTCGGTAATAATGGTGGAGCCTCCATGCAACTGTACGACAACATGATTGAGGAGAAGAGAGTCAGTGAAGCCAACCCTATCATTGATAAGTTACTTCCAATCATCTGCACTTCCGTCTTCGGAGACGTACCGGATGATCTTGCTTACCACTGGGCCCCCGTTCGTGCAATTAGTGATAAAGAGCGATCGGACCTCGGTAAAGCTCTCGTTGAGTCAGTTCTCATGGCGTACAACGCTGATCTGATCACTAAGAAAGAAGCACGTAAGGAGCTCGCTCAACAGTCTGGTATGAATGGGCTGTTTAGTAACATTTCGGAGGAGTCGATTGCGGCGACACCGGACACCTATGCTAGTGAGACTGGAATCGGAGACCAGCCTTATGGTATGGGTGGGGGAGGAGAGGCGCCTGGGGCTGCACCTGGATTGCCTCCTCTCGGACAAGGGGCGGGTACTGGCGCTCCAGGCACTCCTGGCGCTGGCCCACCTCCCGGTGGAGCTCTGCCTCCTCCTGCTCCTGGTGGAGCTGAGCCTAGAGTTGCGGCTCGTCAATCAGGTGGCAACCCTAAGGCCGAACATATCGGTACACGAGAAGGTGAACAGTTACCCGTGGAAGCTAAACCAATAGGAGTGACTGGTTTGAAATGGCACAAGAGCAAGAGAATCACTCGTCCTGAAGAGACTCATAAAGCCGGTGGACCACCGGCTGCACCTGCTACTCCTCCACCGTCTCAGCCTGGAGCGCGGATTCAAGGGTCTGGTGGAGACTTAGGTACTGCTGGTGCCACCAATACTACGAATACGAAATCCTTACGTCAGTCCTTGGCCCATTCAATCAAACACTTGACTAAGAAGATCACTGGCAATAAGGAAGAGGAAAAAACTCCCCCGCGCCAATTAGTAGGAGGCCCAACACCAGCGCCTGGCACAGTAGCTACTGGTAAGGCTCCTGAGGAACCGCAAGCTCGGGCTACCGAGGAAGAAGGAAAAGAAGAGCCGAAGAGAGATGAGAAGGGCCGCCGGACTTTTTCAGGAGCGGCTCTAGGCTTAGCTGAACCTATGAGGCCCCCCAATAAAAAAGAGGAAGAGTAGTGAGGCTGTTGTTTCTAGGGACACTGTTTCTTGGGTTATTGTGCGGTTGTCACCACTCACCTTTGATCATCATTGTAGCTGGTAAGAATGTGGTTGTTGATACTCAGAAACAGTCACTGGATAAGGGAGCTAAGGGAACTCAATTAGAGGGAACTAGCAAAACCAAGGGAACTCAGTCAGAGGAAACTAAACAGTGTCCCACGGAGAAACAACCATGATGACTGTGCTGTTACTTATGCTTGTCCTCCAGATACCTGACTGTCCTTGTGCTCAACCTAATGTTCACCGAGCTGTAGAGGACATTAACTCAATCAATAAGAGCCTAGATGACATTGAGAAGCATGTTCAGGAAAACTCGATTCGTTTAGCTAAATACGATGAAAGAACAAGAGTAGTAGCCATCGTTCTAGGCTTGTTAGTTACGGCGAGTGCGGCGTTTCAGGTCGTGCACCGTAGTAAATCAGATAAACCGAAGTAATTTCTTTGTTTACTTCTGTTATCGGAAAATATTATAATATAATAGAGGAGAATAAAACTTTTTGACTATCAAACCCAAAGGAGGCGAAGTGTTTAGTTTACCTCCTGTTGGTGTGAACCAGTCAAAAATAGATGACGTGTTGCTGGTACTCACTGATGCTGGTGGACCAGGTAAGTTTCGGTATGATGGTGGTCCTAAACCCTACTTAAAGAAAAGTACCGGTAAGCCGAGTCCGAAGGCAGCTAAGAGAATTAAGAACTATAAGAAAGGACAGGAAGCTAGGCAAGATCTTGGCATGAGGGGTCCGGTAACAGCGCGCCCGCAGATTGAGCAAGTTAAAGGTCAGATGGGTCAGATCAAAGCTGAGGAAGAGGCTTTAAAAGCCCAGAAGAAAGCTCTACAGGAACAAGTTAAGATTCAAGAAGCTCAAGAAGCTCAAGAAGAAGAGGAAGAGGAATACTATTCTTTTGAGGAAACTGAAGAACATCGTCAGGATGCTGAGATTGTAGATGAAGGCTATAGTGATCCTGAAGATTGGTCCATGTTTAATGATTTAGATTCTTTGTTTAGAGGTGAGAAAGAGATTCAGGATTACTTAATAAGAGGTGAAAGTGGAGATGATTCTTTAGATAGTAAGATAGAGAACATTGATTTAGCCGTAGAGAGTTCTAAGATAAAGCGAGACACTACAGTTTATCGGGGTATTAGTGGAAATTATGCTGCACAGTTACTTGAAGCTGAGGATGAGGATATTATAGACAATCCAGCTTACTCTTTCTGTTCTTTTAATAAAGATACAGCTACTACTTATAAGAGAGAAAAAGGTACTGTGCTACGTATTGACCTAAAGAAAGGTCAGTCAGCTTTATCAGCTAATAATATCGAGAGAACTTATCCAGCTATCTTTAATTTTTCTGTTAATAGGATGGTAATTCTTGGTAGAAACTCTAAGTTTAGAGTAAAGTCTATAGATAGAAGTACTAAAACAATTCATTTAGAGATGCTTGATTCTGGTTCGGCAACAGACGCGTTAGCTGTTGATTACACATTCATTCCTGAGGAACATCCACGTGAAAAAGACCCAGGAGACTGGGCAGGCCGTCCCCAAGAAGTCGCTGTCCCTGCCGCACCAGTCGTTCCACCACCTACTGCTGCTCCAGCAGCTCCTGCGTCGACCGAGAAGCCGGGCTTCTTCGCTCGTGCTTTCAGTAACCTTGCGAAACTATTTGAAGGTACGGAAGAGGCTCCCATAGATCCTTCACGTCGAGCGTTCTTAAAGAAGTCTGCGGCTGTTGTGGCCGCTCAGAGTATCCCTCAAGGTAAGTTACTTGACGCGGCTTTTAAAGCTTTCGGTGAGGAACCTAAGGATGTCCCTTCAGCAGAGGAGGTATTAAAGTCTACTAAAGCAATAGTTTGGGAAGTTTGTCAGAAATATATGAAGTCTTTTAGTTCTTTAAATCCTGAAGAAATAGCGATGGGTAAAGAAGATGAGTATGTTAAAGAAGAATTAGAGTTCATTAAAGATGCTATTGATGCAGCTACAGATCCTGAAATGGTGAAAAGCTATGGTTTCACAAGTATGCTTGAGAATCAGTTAGACTCTCTTCATGTTACAGCTAGAGAAGGCGGTGAGATGCTTCCTATGTTCTTGAAGCAGATTCAAAAGAATCAAGGAATGATCTCTGAGCTTTCACAGATACTAGGTTTAGAGCAGCAAACTCAAAGATATATTAGAACTCCTCAAGATTTTGCTAATGTTCTTGCTGAATGGAAAAGCAGCGTTAGTTACATGGCGCAGCAAGGCTATGGAGATCTTGCTTTTGATCCTGAAGGTAATGTAGTAGATCCTAAAACTGGAAAAGTATTTGAAGATATCTCTAAAGATGTTAAAGAACTTGAGGATACGTTACCTCCACCTGAACCTGAACCTGAACCTGAACCTGAGCCAGAAACTGCTGAACCTGAGCCTGAGCCTGAGCCTGAACCTGAGCCAGAAACTGCTGAACCTGAGCCTGAGCCTGAGCCTGAGCCAGAGCTTGAGCCTGAGCCTGAGCCTGAGCCAGAGCTTGAGCCGCCACCTGAGCCTGAAACAGAATGGAGGAATGATCCTGAAGTAGAGTCTAGGTTACCTGGTCAAGTATCTAAGTACAACCTGGAGCACGAGGACATTAAGTCAGATGAACCGATCGAAGATCACCTGGTACGGGCTGTCAAGGCCTATGGGCAAGAGCCGAATATCGCGCACCCGCTTAATCAAGCGATCATTAAGGGTACTGAAGATTCACTTGATCCACGTACCCAGGCTATTTCTCGGGCTCTGTCTAATACTATTCAAGGCTCGACTATACAGAAAAATGGCTCCCTCTTTCGCGGAGTTCGTAAGGGCACTACAGCTGATGAGATTATTAATCAGATTGAGGCTGCTGAACCTGGTGAGATCATACACAGCCCAGGATTTACTTCCACCTCAAGAGACAAAGCCGTAGCTGATCAATACGCTGGTAAAGACGGTTACACTTTTGACATTAAAGTAAGTAAGGGCCAAAAAGCATTGAACATGAATGAGGCGTATGAGGACGCTAAGCACGCTCATGAACGTGAGATTCTGTTAGATAAAGGTGCACGGTTTAGGTTCGATAGCTTAGATAGAGACAAGCGAGTCGTTCACTTGACGATGGTAGGACCAGAAGAGCCTGAGGTTGAGGCTACGCCAGAAGAACCAGCAGCTGAGTCAGAAGCGGCTCAAGATGCTTCAATCTACGAAATAGCTTACTAGGAGGTACTATGGCAGAAAATGCTAAGAAGCGTGACTTGTTTGTTGTGGAGAGTCAGCCTCCTGTATTCCATGAAGAACCAGCTTCTAAGATTGGAGTCAGCAATCCTTGGCCTATTACTCCTAATCTCGCTTTGGTGCTTCCGCCAGAAGGTGCAACAGGCTGGACTGATGATGTGAATGGAAACTTTATTGCGATTGATACAGTAGCTGGGACAATTCCTATAGCTTTGGAGTATGTTGCTTGTGCTGGAGCTATTCCGGGCAGCGTCTTCACTTCGCTCCGGCCCCCGGTGGCGGTGGCTTACAACGGCATCCTGCTGCGCGAGGGACAGCCCGCCCCGTTCCTAAGCTGGACGGCCTCGGGAACCACGATCACCTTGAACTTCACGGCAGAAAGCGGGGACATCATCGATGCGTTTTGCTAAGCTCATCTGCCTGCTGGCCATCGCGGCGGGCACCGCGAACGCTCAGGTCAACCCTCACACCAACATTCGCTGGCCCGATAATTGTTATGCGCATGGCATGGTGTACAACTGGCGGGACGACACCTGCATACCTATCACGGTTCCGGTAGGGCCGATTTCAGACAAAGGTGGTCAGGTTTACAACGTACAGGCATATGGGGCTGTTGGTGACGCTCAATCCCGCGCAGATTGTTCGATCACGGCAGGAAGTAGCACCTTGACGTGTTCGGGTGCCAATTTCAACTCGCATATGAATCTGGCTGTTGTGGCAATGGGTCCAAAGGCTATTCCCATTGGCAGCTATGTTTCCGGTGGCACATTTACCGGCAACATCAGGGATAGCTGTACTGTAACGTTTGCGTCACCATCCGGGGGTGTTGCGGCTTCGGCCACACTATTTCTGACAGGCACCAATGCTGTTGCCGGTGGTGAACATCTGTACTTCAAGCCCAATACAATGGGAAGTGGTTACACATCGGCACCTACATTGGCAACTTTAAGCAATGGCACAGCAACTTGTTCAGGTAGTGTAATAGTGTCTACTACGCTGTTCCCATTGCCGGTTATGTCTTCGGCAACGTATGTCAGTGCGACAACAATGACTCTTGCGACAGTGGCGACTACATCCGTATCAACTGGCAAGGCTACAGTTGCAACAGACGATACAGCGGCAATCCAATCAGCCATCACAGCGGCTTGCGCCAATGACGGAAATGTATTCTTTCCACCGGCATATTACGGAATTCAGGGTGTGACCATTGGTTGTCCGATTCGTTTCTCTGGAGCAAACATCAATGCAACGGAGAATGATGGGGGCGAGAATCTTACTGTTCCGCCTTATCTTGTTGGTTCAGTACTTCAGATGATGAAACCGAATACCGATGCTGTCAGAACAACGGTAAATGGACATGGCGTAAATTTCGACAGATTAGGTATTGTGTTTGATCCTACTCTAGCCTTTTGGCAATCGGGACACGGCTTTAATGGTTATGCCGTTGACCCATTCTGGGGTATTCAAAATGCATACTGGGATAATCTATTCGTATGGGGAACGGATGGCAATCACTACGCATTTACTTTAATCAATTCAGTATTATGGAACTCGAATAATCTGTACGCTTATGGAGGCGGTGGTCTGCAGCTTAATTCTACTCTTTCCGCTGGTTGTTGCTCAGGAAACGCCGGTATAGGAAACATCTACATTTCTCTTTTAGCTGGTGGTACATCAAGTGGAGTATCGGTGACTGCACTGGGTACTCAGGCTGAGAATCTCATACATTTTTGGGGCCGGATGCAGGTCAATCAGAATGATCCGACTGGATCATTTCCCGGATGGCCTATTCCATACAGTCACCCCACCGGACCCAATGAACCGGAACTTGTATACATTCCTAGCAACATTGAATCGGTGACCATACTTAACTCGGATATCGAGCCTCTTGTTGTTACGGGTCAACCGCTGGGAGGTATAACGCTGCCTTACAGTCAATCCTTTCGATTGCTCAATCCGACTCCAAGTTCAAGACCATCCTATATTCCTGTTGTAGGCACCAATCCTGTTGTTACCAATTTGGTTGGTGATTTCATGACTACCAATCTTGGTGGCTCGCCAGTCTTCACGAACTTTGACGGTACCATCATGGCTATGGGAGGAATCAAACATTCCAGTGGATTTCAAGGAATTGGATTCCTAGCAGCGGATGGATTCAGCAGCGGCATTGGAATGGTCAATGGTGGTGGTACACTTTACACCGGTCGTTTAACTAATCTGGGCGCAACTATCTGGGAACAGTTGAGCGGCTCCAGTGCAAATTTCTCCGTACCTTTAAATGCGTCCAGTTTCAGCGTGGGCGGAGTTGCTGGATTTACAGGAACTAAAACTGCCGGATCATGTGTTTTAACAATTTCTGGTGGAATCATCACAAACGTAACTGGATGTTGAAATTACCTTTTAGCGGTGGGATCATAACGAATGTAAGCGGATGTTAAACAGAGACGGGAGACGTTCTTCAATTTAGAAATGCTTACAACGGCTACGTAGCTGGTTTCACCGTTGGCGACATCACCGTGACACTTGTTAATTGGTAAAGGAGGCTAGATGTTTGAGTTACCTCCAGTTAGTTCAATAGTCATGCCTGATCCTTATAGAAAGGTAGGTCCATTGACGTGCTATGTTGAACACCCCAAAGGAACACTTCGTTCTGGTAAAGGCTGGCTCAATATCACTCCTGCTGACTATGGGTATATTAATGGTTATCTGGGTGCTGATCACGATGAAATGGATTGTTACATCAGTGATCATCTTAGCAGCCATCTTGTGTGGGTTGTTGATCAAAGCCAGATTAATAAACGATCAAGATTCGACGAGCATAAGTGCATGCTCGGATACAACTCCGAAGATGAAGCATTAGCTGATTATATGGCTGGCCACAACTATAGTCACAGGATCTTTATAGATATTACTGGTTTGACGATGGACGAGTTTGTGGATTGGTTAGAGACGGGAGACCATTATGCCCCGATTAGCAAAGCCTATGTCTCCGTTTCTCGTGCCTCTTAGGTTTGAGGCAGGTTACCGTCGAGCTATTCATGGGCTTATAATGAGTCAGGTACCTTTACAAGTAGATGATTCTGGTATTGATGGTTGGTTAGGGAGGCTCTCAGCAGTTAGCTTTGATCGAGCTTTTCAAGCTGAGGCTCAACGAATAGCTATGAGATTAGTTCGTGATCTGAATATCCACAATGTATTTGGTTGGCGTGGAGTAACTAAAGAAGTTACTGGAGGAGCTAAGGTACTTCCTTATCTTCATGAAACTCGTCGAGGTTCTATTGGTCGGGTGATGTATGAACAGATACTTGAGAGTACTTCTTATATTAGCATTATTCCTACTAAATTATCGGATGATTTAGTTAGTCAAGTTAAGCGAGCCCGGTCGGCTGGAGAGGGTGAGAATGAAGTTATTGAATTAGTTGGCCGGTCTTTTTACTCTCAGTTAGTTAAGAAGATTAACCTTGTAGCTCAGACTGATCCTCATCGAATTAATTCAGCTCTTACTGAGGCTAGATCAGCTGATCTAACTATTCAGTGTTTTATCTGGAGAACAGCAGGAGATACATCAGTTAGACCTTCTCACCAGAAGATGGATGAGGTAGTAGTTTTCTGGGATGATCTTCCTTCTCCTGAGGCTCTGATAGGGTTACCAAGTATCTTAGGGTACTATGCTCCTGGGAACTGTCCAAACTGTCGGTGTAACGCGGTTCCAGTTCTTTCAGTGGAAACTTTATTCAGAGTGATTTACTCAAGAATCAAAGTCTATTGGATGGGTTCAATTATTCAGATGACACGTCAACAGTTTCTGCAGATCATGAGGTAACTATGGAACTTGGAAAAAGCATTCTTAAGGAGCTTCCCCATAAAGGATGCAACGATTCCGAAGGCAAGATCAGCAACCTCAGTCCGGCAAGTGGTACTGGTGGGGGCAATAGTGGTGCTATTATTAGTCCCGCTGCTGGTCTCGGTCTCTCAGCTTATCAGTCCCCGGAAGGGGTACCTGAGAAGAAAGGTGGTAAGAAGTGAGCCCACTGAATCGAGGATACAGTGCATTTTCTTCTGGACCAGTGTTCAATATGACTCCTGAAGATCCAGCTTCTTCTTGTCATGTACCGATCACGGATTCTCCACTTACGATGACTCCGTTCGGTCCACCGTACCAGGTACCTTCTCTGGATGCAGCAGCTACTGATCCTCTTAAAGAAGGATCAAGTAGTGAAACAATTGGTGAGAATATTCGAACTGAGATGCATCACGGTAAGTCTCAGGAACAAGCTACTGCTATTGCTTTCAGTAAGGCTGGCAAATCGAAGTAGGCGACGTATCTGTGTAAGCAGGTAGGGCAGTTAGGGAACTCACCGCCCAGCGTCTTACAACGCTCCTGTGGGGGACCCGGCAGGGAGTCGCTTGCAAAGATTAAAGAGGTAATATGGCCAAGATCTCACGATACTATGGTCTTATCCTTAGTCCCAACATGGAGATGACGACTGAAGGGTATCTTATTTGTAAAAACGTACCCATTTGTCGTAGTGGTACACAAGATTATCTTGGCAGTGAACTTGAGGGTTTTCCAGGTTACCAGTCTACTTGGAACCTCGATCCTGGTAAGAAGTATCTTGTGATGCGACCTAAGGAAGAGGTCCTTGACAAGGATACTGTAGCCTCGTTTGAAGGTAAGACTGTTACTGATACTCATCCTGAGGCTGAAGGCAACGTGGTTACTGTCGACAACGACAATGATGTAAATTGTGGCCATGTTCAGAACGTTAAGCAAGGACCTGACTTTGGTGGATTGATTACTTTACAAGGGGATCTTATAATAAAGAATCCACAGTTAATTCAGAAGATCAGGCCAGCTGGGGATCCTGAAGGTGGTATCCGTGACGTGAGTTGCGGTTACACTTTGAAGCTCAAGCGCCTAGCTGATGGGGCGCTTGTAATGAGCCACATCCGTGGGAATCACGTGGCTGTGGTTGAAAAAGGCAGGGCTGGAAGTCGGATCGCTATTCGAGATTCGGCCCCGCCCGAAATCAAACCGAAGGAAGGTATCAAAATGAGCATAATGGATCGGATTTTCGGGAGGGGACTGAAGGAATATGTAGCAGAAGCCAGCCCGGAAGATCTCAATGAGCTCACCACGGCTTTGAATGGACATGGAGCTAAGGTGAAGATTTCACCTGCTGCTGATGGGGCGGTGCCGGTTACTCCGGCTGACCCTTATCGTGTGGCCGCACATGCTGCTCTAGATCGTTTCATGGATGCTAGAGTAGCTGCTGATGAGTCGAGTGTGGGTGGCCTTAGAAAGTCACTCAATCGATTCCTCGGTGAGGAAGAAAAGGAGCCAGCTCACGCAGCGGACAGAAAGCCTCATGGGGAAGAACTTGAAGAGGGTGAGACA